CTGCACTCTCCCTGGATTATGGTGCTGCTGGATGAGGTGGGCGAGATGCACCCCACGATGGGCCGCCGCGCCGAGCAGGCGCTCGCCGACAAGGTGTGCGAGACTGGGGTGATCCTGGCATCCGGCAACCCGACCTCGATCAGCGGCCTGCTCTACGACCTGGCGAGCCGGCCGATGGGCTGGACGGTCGTGCGGATCACGGGCGACCCAGACGACCCCGAGTGCTCGGCTCGAGTGGACAAGGACTGGAGCCGCGAGCAGATCAAGCTCTACGGCCGCGACAACCCGTGGGTGATGGCGCACATCCTGGGGATGTTCCCGCCGGGCGGCCTCAACACCATCCTGACGCCCGACGAAGTGCGGGAGGCGATGACGAACCGCAACCCGGAGCCTCGCGACTACGAGTGGGCGCAGAAGCGCATCGGCCTCGACATCGCCCGGTTCGGCGACGATCGCACGATCCTCTTCCCGCGGCAGGGGCTTCTGGCAATCCGCCCCGTCGTGATGCGGAACGCTCGCACTGACGCGATCACCGCGCGCGCGCTGCGGATGATTACGACCTGGGGGTCTGAGGCTGAGTTCGTGGATGACACCGGCCACTGGGGTCACGGCGTCGTCGATGGCCTGCTCGCCGCCCGGCGCTCGGTGCGCGCGATCATCTTCTCCGACCCAGCTAGCCAGCCGCAGTACTACAACCGCCGCGCTGAGATGATCCTGACCTTCGCCGAGTGGGTGAAGCGCGGCGGCTCGCTGCCGCACATCCCCGAGATGATCCCTGAGCTCACCCAGGTCCAGTACGGCTTCAAGGCCGGCAAGATCCTCCTCGAGCCGAAGGAAGCCATCAAGAAGCGGCTCGGCTTCTCGACCGACTATTTGGACGCGATCGCGCTCACCTTCGCCGAGCCGGATCTTCCCTCGGCCGCTGGCCTCGCGGCGATCGGCGGCTCCGCGTCCGCTCGGATGGTGGATAACTACGACCCTCACGCCGAGTACCGCATCACCTGATGTGGAAGGGTTGTGGAAAAGGTGTGGCTAGTTGACACGCCCTCGCGCTCCCCGTATCCTTTGGCGAACTGGGACCAGGAGCGCATATGGCGGACCTCATCAGAACAGAGCGACTCGCGCTGGCAAAGACAGGTGCGAAGTCGGTCGGGGTCATCGCCGGCGTTCACCTGCTCGGTCGCGAGACGTTCTACTTCGTGACCCCCGGCCCTGAGATCAAGAGCGCGAAGGACGCGATCCAGGAAGCCGACATACTCGCCGCCGCGATCGAAGGCGCGCGTCACCAAATCTTCAAGGGGATGTCGTGACCGCGCCGATGATTGCCGGGGTGCCGATGGCGGCGTTCCCCGGCGCCCAGCTCTCGAGTGCCAGGCAACGCGCCGAAGAAGAAGTCACCCAGATGGAGTACTCGCGCAGCACGATGATCTCGTGGTGGAAGGACTGCGCCGCGTTCTTCTCGCCCCGCTCGCCGCGGTTCGAGAACCTGCCCGACAACCGGGGGCCGCACCTCAACCGCCACATCATCGACGAGACGCCGATCTTCGCGCGTCGCACCCTCGAGTCGGGGATGCACTGGGGGATCACGAATCCCTCGAGGCGGTGGTTCGAACTCAAGTCCGGCGACCCGGATCTCGACGAGGACGGGAACGCAAGCGATTTCCTGCACGTCTCCACCGACCGAATCTTCTCGGTCCTCTCCCGCTCCAACTTCTACGACACCCAGGCGCTCGCGTACAGCGACGTGATCACCTACGGGACCGCGGCGTACCTGGTGGAGGAAGACGAGCGCGACGTGATCAACTGCGTCCCGTTCGCGATCGGTTCGTTCGGGATCGCGGATGACGCTCGCCGCGAGGTCACCAGCGTCTCGCGGAAGTTCTGGATGACCCTGCGCCAGCTCGTCGAGAAGTTCGCCCCGGAGGGCGAGGACGGGGTGCGCGACACCAGCGCCCTCTCAATGGCCGCGCTCAACGCGCTCGAGAAGAAGGAGTGGGGCCAGCGGTTCCAGGTCACCCACCTGATCTCGCCGAACGAGGACTACGACCCCGACTACGACCTGCCGCAGCACTGGGAGTTCAAGTCGTGCTACTGGGAGACAGGATCCCTCCCGAAGAACACGAACAAGCAGTGGCTCCAGCGGGGCGGGTATCGCGAGTGGCCGGTGATGGTCTTCCGCTGGCGTCGTGCGCAGGACGAGCCGTGGGGCATCGACTCGCCGGCGATGCAGTGTCTCGCGTCCGCGAAGTCGCTGCAGAAGATGGAGTCGAAGGGCTTGAAGCTCCTCGAGAAGCTGGTGGACCCGCCGATGACCGGCCCAGGCGAACTCGAGTCGAAGAGCGTCTCGATCCTTCCCGGCGCGTTCACCGCGACCCGCGACGGCAACGTGGCGTTCAAGGCCGCGCACGAGGTCCGGGCCGAGGGGCTGACCCACCTCCGGGAGGACAAGGAGGCCGTGCGCCAGCGCGTCCACGATATGTTCTACACGCGGCTGATGATGCTGATCGCGAACGACACGCGGAAGGAGCGCCCGACCGCGCGCGAGGTGGAGGAAGGGAGCCAGGAGAAGTACCTGGTCCTCGGCTCCGTACTCGAGTCATTCAACGGCACCTTCAAGCGATTCATCGACCGCGTCTACAACATTATGGATCGCCGCGGGTTCATCCCCGAGGCGCCCGAAGAGCTGGGCGGTGTCCCGCTGCAGGTCGAGTACACCTCGATTATGGCGGTCGCGCAGAAGTCCGTAGGCCTCGCGAACATCGAGCGGTTCGGGTCGTTCGTCGCAGAGATGATCGCCGCGACCGCTGATCCACGGATGGCCGCGAAGATCGACTGGGGCGAGTACGTTGACGCCCTCGCCAGTCGCTCGGGACTCCCGCCGGGAATGATCCGGTCGAACGAGGACGTGGACGCCATCCTCGAGCAGCAGGCGGCCGCAGCCGACCAGGAGCGGCAGGCCGCGCTGATGGAGCAGGAGGCGGCAGCGATGAAGGATATGAGCGAGACGCCGCTCGGCGGGAACAACGCTATGACGGCGCTCACGAACGCGAGTCAGCAGGGTTCGCTCGGCGCCGGCATCGGCGCACCAGCCTGATGAATCAGCCCACCAACACCCCGCACAAGGACGGATGAAATGGCCGAACGCGTGTCAACAATCACCAAGTCGGATCGCTTCGCAGAGGACGTGCGCACGGTGCTGTGGTCCGGACTCACCAACGCCACCAGCGACACCGGCGAGCCGTTCCCGATGGCGAGCGCGGCCGACCGCTCGGTCCAGGTCAAGGGAACCTTCGGTGCCGGCGGCACGGCCGTCATCGAAGGGTCGAACGACGGCATCACCTACGCCACGCTGAACGATCCCGCGCTGGCACCACTCAGCTTCAACGCTGCAGGACTTCGGCAGGTCACGGAGCTCCCGCTCTGGATCCGGCCGCGCATCACAGCTGGCGACGGCACCACAGACCTCGAGGTCATTCTTCTCGTTCGGAGGGGCAAGTAATGGACATCCGCGAAGCAGTTGAGGGGACCAAGGTGCTGGCGAAGCAGTACCGCAGCGTTCTGGCCCTCGGCGCGTACCTCGAAGGCATCGCCAGCCTCGAGCAGGCCGAACGCGAGGCCACGAACGCCGCACAGAAGGCCCAGAGCCTCCGCGCCGAGGCGATGGCCGCCCTTGAGCAGACGAAGTCGTCCATCGCGGCCGGGCAGGCTGAGGTGGCGCGCACGACCGAGCAGGTGGTCGAGGCCCGGCGGCAGGTGACCGCCGAACGCGCCGCCGCACTCAAGGAGTCCGAGGAGAAGGCCGACGCGATCCTGGCCGCGGCACAGGCAGAGGCCGCTGGCATCGCGAAGCAGGTGGAAGACCAGCGGCGGGTGCTGACGGCACTGGCCGCGCAGGGCGCACAGCTGCGCACGGAGCTCGAGGCGGCCCAGGATGCGCTCAAGCGCGTCAAGGCGTCCGCCGCCGCACTCGCGGGGTAGCCGTAGATGGCAATCGTCAAGCTCGCCGGTTGCTGGGACACGATCTGGCTGCCGTCGCCGGCTGTTGAATACGACAGCCGGTGGCGGTTCCTCGTGATCGGGTACAAGCTCGCAGGGATCTATATGTCGCCGGTCACGGGACTCGACCAGAGTTTCAGGACGCCGGCGAATCCGAGTGAGCTGGTGATCGAAGTGGCGGACATCGCGGAAGCGATCGCGGCCAACCCGACTCTCGTGCCCGTTCTGGTGGACGAGAGCTCGCCGAATCCGCTACGGACGTTCGAGCACCCAACGAACGTCCTCTACCTGTTCGGCCGGACCGGACTCAGCTTCCTGGATGGCTGGCAGGGGCTGTCGGTCGCCGTCGAGGCGCCCGGCCAGCTCTCGGCGTGGCTGCAGCCGGACCAGGCGGCGGCCATCGTCCTCTATGACCGAATGGTGAAGTCGTGGCTGTAACGATCACCGACCACCGGACGATCCGGAACGAAGCCGACGCGAACACCGGCTGGACCGGCACCACGACGGTCGGCTCCAGCAACCCGACGCCCATCGAGGATGACGGGCGCTTGGGCGCGAACGTCGGCGCGGAGATCTTCGACAGCTACCACGCCGCCGCCGCAGTAGACCTGAGCGATGCCGTGATCTACTGCTGGATCTTCTCGCGCCTCGCGCTCGGCACCCAGGCCGCCACTAACGGCGGCTTGATGGTGCTGTTGTCCGACGCCACACCTGACCGCATCGGGTTCAAGGTGGCCGGCTCTGACCGCGCGGCCTTCCGGCACGACGACGGACCTGTGGGCTGGCAATGTCCC